ATGAATTTCATTGTGTGCGATGGCGTATGGGAAAGCGCCGGCCAGACCCCGGTTTGCGTCGGCACGCTCTCGACCATCGCCCTCAGTGAAATCAGCCCATCCGGGCTAACTGCCGAGGATCACGCACAGATCCGGGAACACGCCCTGGTGCTGTTCGCCATCGTCTTCGGCGCTCTCGTCCTGAAAAAGGCACTCAAACTGTAGGAGAAACACCCATGCAAACCTTCAAGACCCTGCGTCGCTCCCTCGGCGCTACCGCTGCCCTCGGTCTGCTGACCGTTCAACAAGCCAACGCGGCTCTGCCTGCTGGCGTCAACGAAGCCCTGGAAGCGGCCAAGACCGATGGCGTCGAAGTGGCGGGTATCGTCCTCGGCGTGATCATCGCCATCGCCGCCTTCAAGTTCATCCGCCGCGCCCTGTAAGGCGCACCCCAGCAATACAAAGCCCGATAGAGACCTATCGGGCTTTTTCACATGAGGCCAGCCATGGACGCCAACATGCTCACCACCGTCATCATCCTCGCCGCGTTCTGGGCGCTGCTGTTCGGGCGGGTTTGATATGCGCCTGATCAGTGGTGTGCGGCTGTTGGTGGCTCTGGTTGTTGTGGGGTGGGGGTCGGTTGTTTGGGCTGAGGATTATTACTGGCTTCATCAGGCATCTTCTGTACCTTTCCCAACGCCGACATCTGCATGTGAGGCTTACGCCAAAACTTATTCTGGTCAAAGCCCAGGCTCCACCGGCACCCCGACTAAGGTTTCTGATGACCTTTGGTTCTGCCTTGTTCGTGATGCTGTAGGCCAGGGGATCGGTGAGTCTTATATCTCACGCCGCGGTGATTCATGCCCATCTGATTCCTCATACAACGCTCAAACTGGCGAATGCGAACCGCCTCCACCAGATTGCAGCACTGCAAGCCCAGGCATCTTCAAAAGCCCCCCTGCAGGCGTCATCAACTCCAATGGCGCCAACTATGTTGCGACCAGCTCGCCCGGCACCGTTTGCTACAACCAGTGCAGCTACCTGACCAGTGACCGCGCCTCGTCGTGCTTCCTCACTCCCGGTTCCAAAACCGAGGGCTACTGCAACTACATCGGCAACGCCACCGGCGAGAACTGCAAAGAGCCTGATTACCCGCTCGGTGCGCCTGGTGATCCGCTGAATCCGCCAGAAACTCCCGACGTTCCTCCGTCCGATCCCAATGATCCCGGCTGCCCGCCTGGCTACGGCTGGTCGGGTACTACCTGTGTGAAGAATCCCACCGACGATGGCGGCAATGCCCCGGGTGATGGCGATGGGGGCGGCGATTCAGGCGGTGGCGGCGGTGGCTCCGGTGGTGATGACGGCAACGGGGGCGATGGTGGCTCCGGCGGTGATGGCGGCTCCGGAAACGGCGGTGACGGCGACGGTAACGGCTCCGGTGGTGATGGCGACGGTAACGGTAGCGGAGACGGCAATGGCGACGGTGACGGCGATGGCCAGTGCGACCCGGCCAAGGATCCGAACAAGTGCGGCCAGTCCAGCGTTGGCGGTGAAGCCTGCAACGTAGACCTCAAGTGCGAGGGCGATGCCATCCAGTGCGCGATCCTGCGCAAGAACAAAGAGCAGGTCTGCCAGTGGACGTACGACGCCAACGTCAAGAAGCAGATCGCCGATGAAATGGCCGGTGAGGCCTACCAGCTCAAAGAATCCTCCATCCCGGTCAGCGGCCTGTTCACCGAAGCGCTGAACAAAGGCCGTTGGCTGCCGCAGTCCTGCCCGGCGCCGCAGTCCGTCAGCGTCATGGGGCGCACCTACTCCATCAGCTGGGAACCGATTTGCCGGTTCGCCACCGCCATGGGGCCGATCGTTGTCGCCCTGGCGTCGATCTTCTTTGCCGTCTTCATTGGTCGCGGACTCAAGGGGTCTTGATATGCCTTTACTGCCACTGCTTGCCACCTTCCTCGGCTCGATAGTCTCGGGCCTCGTCTTCCGGGCGCTGGCCTCGCTCGGGTTCGCCTATGTCAGCTATGTGGGCATTGGCCGGCTGATCGATCAGGTCGACGGTTACGTCAAAGGCCTGTTCGGCTCTGTGCCGCCCCAGGCTGCCGCGATCCTGGGCATGGCCAAGATCGATGTAGCCATCAACATCATGCTGGCCGCGGTGATTGCCCGCCTGCTGCTGGCCGGCATGGATAAGGTGACCGGCACCATCACCGGCCTCGCCCTGCTCAACAAGGCGGGCGGCTAAATGTTCGTCCTGCGTACCGGCCTGCAGGGCAACGGCAAGACCCTGAACACCATCAAGGAAGTGGACACCAAAGCGGCCAAGGAAGGCCGCGAAGTTTTCTATCACAACATCACCGGTTTCAAGCCAGATCATGAGGCGCTGCAGGCTGTCTGGACGCAGTTCGACAACCCGCACGAATGGTACGAACTGCCACAGAACGCGATCATCGTTATCGACGAAGCTCAGGAATTCTTTCGGGTTCGCTCTGCAGGCTCTGCCGTGCCCAAGTACGCCAGCGCCCTCGAGGTGATGCGCAAGAAGGGCCACGAGCTGCACTGCATCACCCAAAATCCTGGGTTGATCGACACCCACTTCCGCAAGCTCTGCAACTCCCACATCTACTACGTCCGGGGCCACAAGGGCCAGGTGATCAAGCGCTGGGAATTCGAGCGCGTGAACATGGATGTGGAGAAGAAGAACGACTTCGCTGAGGGCCAATCGACCCGCATTCTGATCGACAAGAAATACTTCGGTGTTTATGAATCCATCGCCCCAGGCTCCGAACACCACTTCAAGTTCAAGCCGCCCCGTGCCCTTTTCGTGCTGATCGCCTGCGTCCTGGGCATCGGCTATTTCGGTTATGGCGTCTATGAGCGGCGCATCGCACAGACCAAGCCTGAGCCCGAAACCGTCGCGCAGGCTCAGGCCGTTGAAACAGGCGCCGCCGTGCCGGCTCAGCAACCTGCGCAATCAACGCGCGCGCCCCTGAGCGAAGCCGACTACCTGGCATTGCGAACGCCCAGGTTGCCCGACGTGCCCAGCTCGGCGCCGATCTATGACGAAGTTACCCGGCCGGTGACCTATCCGAAGCTGTCCTGCATGCACACTGCCGATACCGAGCTGATCGAACGCAACCATCAGCGGTTCGTCGTTGGCTTTCGTGAGGGCAGGCTGTACGGCTGCCGATGCAACACCCAGCAGGGCACGCGAGCTGTTGTGTCCTTCGACGGCTGCATGGCCTACGTCAACGAAGGGGCTTTCGATCCGGCAAAGCCTGACCGGCTGCCCGCCAACGAACTGGTGCCGCCGCCAGAACAGCAGACCGCATCAGCCTCAACCGTCACCCCACAAGCTCCACAAAAGGCCGCTGGTGATCCTGCCTGGCCGTCAGTGGCTGGCTATGAGGGTTCGCTATGAGTGGGGTACACGTCCACGCCACGCGCGGCGGTGTGGTTGCGTGCGAGGGACGAGCGCGCGGATGCGCCGCCGCGCGGGCGCTGACGTCCCTGTAACACGTCAGATAAACCAGCTTGAAAGTGGCCATTACTGGCCAATAAAGGGAAAAACACATGAGCGTTAAAGATCAGCGACGGATTGACCGAGCAACTGGCCTTGAGAGCAAGACGGGTCGTCTTTTCATGGATGCTGCATCAGCAGTACTTACCGACCTTTCGCGTGTACGCCTGCTGCGCTGTGGCGTGGATACCGTGCGCCAGTTGTATCGCGGCCTGATCCGCCCGGACATCATGAGTCTGTTCGAGAAGCCCGGCACCATGGTCGAATTCGCTGACCAGATCTGGCACTCGGGCCGTGTCAGCAAAGACTCTGGCTACCAGTACAAACTCCAGAACGCTGACCTGGGCATCATCCTGCTGATCAAGAACTTCAACGCCAAGATCGACGCCATCGGCGCCCATCTGAAAATCGAAGTCTCGCCCCATGCCATCGACGCCCTGTCGCCTGAGCGCCTTCAAGACCGCATGGACTACTACGCCTCGGCAGTGCTGACCCACCGTGAAATCAACCAGTGCGCCGTCCACCTCGCCCTGGATCTGCAAGGCTGGAAACCGCCCGTTGATCTGGTGGCCCGCATGCACTGCAGGGCACGTACTCAGCGCGATATTTCCGGCATCAACGAAATCAACTGGACCACCAAATCCAGCACCTACGGTCGTGGCGAAACTTTCATGTTCGGGTCGGCCAGCGGCGTGCAACTGGCTATCTACAACAAGACCGAGCAAGCCCGGGCAACCGACAAGCTCGACTACTGGGAAAGCGTGTGGAAGCGCCGCGACAGCTTCGACCCGCAAGACCCTGATAACTACGATCCGGACGCCGATGTATGGCGTGTAGAGCTGCGCTATCACCACTCGGTCATCCAGCAATTCGCCACTGGCTCAATCGACCTGAAGTCCGGCGCGCTGATCGATACCAGCTCCTTTGCTGCCTTCGCGGGGCATCTGGACGGCCTGTGGCGCTATGGCTTACGCCAATTCAAGCTGCTCGCCCGCCCTGGCTATTTTGAGCCCATCTGGACGCTGATCCGTGAAGACGTGCGCGTCGATCTGCCGGTTGATTCGCTGCTCGATGACACCGAATACAAACGCTACTACAAGACCTCGCGTGGTTTCTCCGGCAAGAACGTGGAGCTGTTCTTGGGAAACTTCGTAAGCCTACTGGCAAGGGAAAAGGTGGGCGCAAAAAAGGCGTTTAAGACCCTGCAGCAATGGGACTGCTGGCCGGTCATCCGCGATCACTACGCCGCCAAGGACATGACCCAGGACGATCTCTATAAGCACATCAAGTATCTGCTGCAGGAACGTCACGTGCGGTGGGGGCGTGCCGTCTGATGGCAATCGAAAAGCTCCCTGACGGTCGCTGGAAGGCCGATATTGAGCCCGTCAAAGGCAAGCGCTTCCGCAAGATCTTCAAAACCAAGGGCGAAGCTCAACGCTTCGAGGCATCGTGCCGCGCCAAGCTGGTCGACAACAAGGATTGGTCACCCAAGCCCAAGGACAAACGCCGGCTCTCTGAGCTTATGCAGCTCTGGTACGACCTGCACGGCCACTCCCTGCGATATGCAGCCGGGCGACTCAGAAAGTTGCTGTATCTGGCCAAGCGCCTGCGCGATCCCGTGGCGATCCGTCTTGACCCGCACGTTTACGCGAATGACCGGCGTTTGAGGATGGAAGCGGGCACGTCACCCAAGACGCTTAACAACGAGCTGGGCTACCTGCGTGCGGTATACAACGAGCTACGTGGCCTTGGCGTCATCGACTACCCGAACCCGCTTGAGCTGGTGAAGCCATTGCGTGTCCAAGAACGTGAACTGTCCTGGCTGACCAATGAGCAGATTGCCGAGTTGCTGCAGGCGATCCGGACGGGTTGCGATAATCCGCACGTCGAAATCATCGTGTTGATCTGCTTGGCCACTGGGGCTCGATGGTCTGAGGCTGAAAAGCTCAAGCCACATTCGGTTCGTAACCGGGTGATTACGTTCAGTGGCACCAAAAGCGGCAAGGTGCGATCAGTGCCGATCTCTGCCGAGCTTCAAGCCAAGATCATTCGTCACTGGCGTGAGTTCGGTCAGCCCAACTCGGCCATTACCGCATTCCGCCGTGCCTTGGCCCGAACGACCATCAAGCTACCAAAGGGGCAAGCTGCACACGCACTGCGCCACACCTTCGCTAGCCACTTTATCCATAACGGCGGAAACATCGTCACGCTGCAGCGCATCCTGGGCCACTCTAGTTTAGCGATGACCATGCGGTATGCTCATCTGGCTCCTGACCATTTACAAGATGCTCTGCGGTTCGGTCCTGCTATCGTCGAATTGGGTCTCGGCGAATCAGCGAAATCCTGATCTACTCAAGGCATTTATGGCTAGGTGCTTCAGATATCTGAGCTCAGGATTCATAGGGTCTTCCGGTCTCAGCGCTAATATCAGCTCCGTCAGTTCCAGGGTGTCCGCAGGCTTTTGAACTAACGCTTCGGTAATGAGAGCCTTCGCTCCATCTGCGAAGTAGCTATCGACGCTGACGAAGTTCAGCTTTTCAACATCTATCTTCAACGTACTCATGTCCTCGGCAGAGCTGAAAAGACCAGATGATCATCATGGTCTATAAGCACAGAATCGCAAATCCGCTTTTCGACACTTTTTCGACACCTAAAGAAAAACCCCCGACTTTCTCTAGGAAAATCAGGGGTTTGTTTGGTGGAGCCGGGGGGATTTGAACCCCCGTCCGCCAGTTCTCCACTGTCGGTACTACATGCTTAGCCGTGTCTATTGAGTTAACCCTCAGCCGCCCGACGGGCAGGGTGCTTTGGGCGAGTTGTGTAAGTTTTAGCCACTTCGTCCACAACGTACTACGCGGCGATCCTGTTCTGCATGACAATCACTTCGAGTTTACAGGCATCCTCTAGTGATCGCTGGAGCCGAAGCTACCAGAAGGACTAGTCGCGCCGCTTACGCAGCGAGAGCGTAGCCCTCGTAGTTTTCGTCATTGGCAACTATAGAAAGTTGCAACAGTGGATTTACGACTTCTGTTACCAAGTCGGCATGCACCTCGAGCTTCGCTACCGGCGTCGAATCCTAATCGGCCCCGAAACTGCAAGACCTGCAGTGTACGTCAAAGGGTTCGTGGCGTCGACCCGGACGTACGCTGCACGCTGCAATCAGGCCGGCATCAAGGCCGGCCCTACAGGTTATCAGCGGGTGGCACCGCTGCCGTCGTCACCTGGGGCGTCCAGCAGCTGCAGGGCTTCCTGGGCGTAGGTGCCGCAGGCTTTCAGGTCGCCGGCTGCCTTGGCGTCGGTGGCTTTCTTCTTGGCGTCGGTAACCTGCTGTTTGAGCGGCTCCGGCAGGGTGGTCTTGGTAGCCACGGCGTTGTCGAGTTTCTGCAGGTTGACGGTGCACAGGTCATCGGCTGCGAATGCGGGTGCAGCCAGAACGGCGGCAATGACGAACATGGATACGCGCTTCAT